ATGCTGGCGTTTGCGCTGGCGGAGGCGGTGCAGGCGGCGGGGATGAAAACGCCGCCGGTGATCGAATCGGGCTGCGGACGCTTCCGGCTGGAGGCGTTCGCGGACGGACAGGAGCAGGCGCGGCTGGACGGGATGTTTGAGACGGTTCGCGCGGGATACCGGCTGCTTTCGGCGCGGTATCCGGAGCATGTGCGGGTTTTGGGTGAACGTGACCCTGAAAATATGATGCAGAGACCCGAGCGTCGCCCGCTTGAAGGGCAGAAGGAGGAAAAGGATGAAAAACTTTGATTGGCTGCAGGCATTTGCGATGGAGCAGCAGGAGCAGCCGGAGCCGGGCGTATCGGCGGACGCCGCGCCGCAGGATGAGCAGGAGCGCGCAGAGGCGTTCCGGGCGCTCATCCAGGGACCGTATAAGAAGGACTATGACAGGCAGGTGCAGATGATCGTGCGCGAACGGCTGAAAAACTGCGCGAGAAGTGAGCAGGTGCTGAAGTCTCTGGGGCCGGCACTGGAAAAGACCTTCGGCGTAGATGCGGCACAGCTCACGCCGGAACAGGCGGAGCGGCTGGCCGCGTGCGCACCGGAGGGGAAAGTCCCCGTGACAAAAGAGCAGCGCGAAGAGGCGATGCGGCAGGGGTATGAGGCGCTCCGCGAGCAGTTTGCGGCGGTGCGCGAGGCGTATCCGGGCGCGCAGCTGCACGAGGAGCTGGAAAGCCCCGTGTTCATGCGCCTTGTCATGCGCGGCGTGGATGCCAGAAGCGCTTACGAGCTGACACATTTACGGGAGCTTCGTGCAGGCGCGATGGCATACGGCGCAAGACGCGCACGCGAGGAGCTGACGGCGGCCATGCAGGCGGGTTACCTCCGCCCGCGCGAGAGCGGCATGGCCCCGGCAGCGGGCGGCGCATTTGCCGAGAGTCCGGAGCACTGGTCCAGACAGACGAGAGAGGAACTGAAGGCGCGGGCCAGACGGGGCGAGACCGTCCGGCTCTGAGAAAAGGAGAGATTTTAATGAATCTGAAGCAGGAACTGAATTTGCAGCTGTTTGCCGACGCGGGTACGCTGGTGAACGCCAGCGGCAATTACGTGAACGCGTATTCCGGTGAGACGAGCGCGTTCCCGGATGGCGGCGGTATGACGGCGTCCATGAAGACGTTTTACGACACGGAGCTGCTGGAAAACGCGCGTCCGGAGCTCATCCACACGCAGTTTGCACGCAAGCAGGCGCTGCCTGCCGGACGCGGCAAGACCGTGGAATGGCGCAAGTGGAACACGCTTGAGGACGCGGGCGCGCTGACCGAGGGTGTCATTCCGACAGGCCAGAAGTTTGGCCAGAGCGCTGTGACGCAGGCCATCACGCAGTACGGCACGTATGTGTCCGTGTCCGACCAGCTGGAGCTGCACGCCATTGACGACGTGATTCTGGGTGCGGCGGAGGAGCTGGGCGCGTCCGCCGGTACGACGCAGGATAAGCTGGTGCGCAATGTCGCCGCAGCGGGCACAAATGTGCAGTACTGCGACAAGGTCGGCACGAACGGCGCACATACCGCCGTGACCAGCCGCGCAGGTCTGGACACCACCGCGAAGCTGACACCGGACGAGGTCAACAAGGCCGTGACGCTGCTCAAAAAGCTCAAGGCCCCGAAGATCGACGGCAAGTACATTGCCATCATCCACCCGTCCGTGGCATACGATCTGCGCTCGTCCGAGGCATGGATCGAGGCGCACAAGTATGCGGGTCTGACGGAGCTGTTTACCGGCGAGATCGGCGAGCTGCATGGCGTGCGCTTCATCGAGACGACCGAGGCCAAGATCTTCAACGGCGAGGGCTGCCCGGTCAAGACGGCGGCGGACGAATCCAAGGGTACGCCTGCGGAGTATTACAGCGTCTATGCGACGCTGTTTCTCGGCAAGGACGCCTACGGCATGATCGACCCCGAGGGCGGCAATCTGGAGATGATCATCAAGGACAAGGGCCAGGTCGGCGGACCGCTCAACCAGTTCTCGACGCTGGGCTACAAGTTCTCCAGCGCGGCGAAGATCCTGTATGAGGATCGCATGGTGCGTGTGGAGAGCTGCGGCGCGTACTCTGCCGAGGACGAGGCAAACTGAGGAAACAAGATGGAGACCGGCGCAAGCCGGTCTCCGGAAAAGACGGGACAGGAAGGGAGAATTGTCATGGAAAATGCATTTGCAAGTATGAAGACGATCACGCTGCCGCGTGCGTGCGGCACGGAGCAGCAGTCGGTGTTTGTCTGCGTCAACGGACGCACGTTTCAGGTGCCGCGCGGCAAGGCGGTCGAGGTGCCGGAGCCGGTGTATGAGGTGCTGGAAAACGCAAGACGGCAGTTGGAGGCGGCACGGAAGCTCGAGGATGAGCTGGCCGCCGGCTGAGGGCTGCGGACAGAAGAAAGGAGGCGGGGCGCATGACCATCCGCGAGGCGCTTGAGACGGTCGACCGGCTCAAGCCCAACCAGTATGGGAGCGCGGACAAGCTGCGCTGGCTGTCGGAGCTGGACGGAGCGGTGTACCGCGAGATCCTGACGCAGCATGAGACGCAGACGGCGGCGTTCGCGGGCTATACGCCGGAGGCGGATCTGGACGGGACGGTACTGCTGATCGAGTGGCCGTATGACGAAATTTACCGGTGGTATCTGGAGATGAAGATCGACGACGCCAACGGGGAGATGACGAAGTACAACAATTCCGCCGCCAAGTACAATATGTACTATCAGGCGTACCAGAACGCGTACAACCGGGCGCATCTGCCGAAGAGCGAAGCGGCGTATATCAAGCTGTAGGGGGGATAGCGGGATGTTTTATCCAAAGCTGACGGAGCAGCGGCAGCAGACGCTGACGACCGAGGCGTTTCTCGGCTATGACCACGATCTGAAGCTTTCTGACGGGGAATTCTACGACATGGAGAATCTGACGTCGGACTGCTATCCGCTGCTTGCGCCGAGAGTGCGGCGGGGGACGGTGCAGGCGCTTTCAGGGGTGCAGGCGATCTGCGCGCGGGATAAGCTGTGCTGGGTGCAGAACCAGGTGCTGTACATCAACGGCGCTTCCATGGAGGCGTATATGCCATCGGTGAACATCACGGCGGGAGAAAAGCAGCTCGTTTCCATGGGCGCGTATCTGTGCATCTTCCCGGACGGGATCTACTTCAACACGGAGGACTACTCCGATAACGGGTTCATGGGGCATGAGAATACGGTCGACGCGGCGGAAACGCCGATCAGCGTGTCGCTGTGTCTTGCGGACGGGCAAGCGCTGACACTGAGCTTCTCGCAGGTGGCGCAGCCGGAAAGCCCGTCGAACGGGCAGTATTGGCTGGACACGTCGGGGAGTCTGCACACCATCAAGCAGTGGGCCGAGGCCTCGGGGCAGTGGGTGTCCGTGCCGACGGTGTATGTGAAGCTGGCGGCAAACGGCATCGGCAGGGGATTCAAGCAGTATGACGGCATTGAGATCTCCGGGCTTTCCGGGAACGAGCAGCTCAAAAAGCTGAACGGCAGCCAGATTTTATACGGCGCAGACAAGAGTTCTATCGTCATCGTGGGGCTGATCGACCAGGCAGCGGAGGTCACGAGCGGGACGGTGAAGACGGCCCGGCGCGTGCCGGATATGGACTTTATCACCGAATGCGGCAACCGGCTCTGGGGCTGCAAGTACGGTGTGGCGGACGGGAAGACGGTGAACGAGCTTTACTGCTGCAAGCTGGGCGATTTTAAAAACTGGGCGTGCTACCAGGGGGTGGCGACGGATTCGTGGCGGGCCAGCTGCGGCACGGACGGAAAGTGGACGGGCGCGGCGACGCTGGCGGATAGCCCGATCTTCTTCAAGGAGGACTGCTTCCACCGGGTGTATCCGTCGGCGACGGGGGCGCATCAGGTGGTCGTGCAGAAATGCGCGGGTGTGCAGAATGGGTCAAGCAAGAGCCTCGTGGTGGTGGACGACCGGCTGTATTACAAGTCGCGCATGGGCGTGTGCGTGTACGACGGGAGCCTGCCGCAGGAGATCGGCGGCTGCTTCGGCACGGTGCTGTATGCCAACGCGGCCGCGGGCGGTGTGCGCGGGAAATACTTCATCAGCATGGAGGATGCGGCGCACAGCTGGTCGCTGTTCGTCTACGACACGCGCAAGGGTCTGTGGCACCGGGAGGACAGCACGCACGCAAGCGAGTTTGCGCGGGTCGGCGACGAGCTGTATTTCCTTGAAAATGGAACGCTCAGGACCGTTTACGGCACAGCCGGGACGAAGGACGGGCCGGTCGGGTGGATGGCGGAGACGGGGATCATGACGTATGGCCTTGTCGGAAAGAAATACGTCTCGCGCATCAATCTGCGGATGCAGCTGCCGAAGGGGTCGAGCGTCGATTTCTGGGTGCAGTATGATTCGGACGGCGTGTGGCGGCACTGCGGGCACATTGAAGGCCGGGGACTGCGTACCTTCCTGCTGCCGGTCCGGCCTGCACGGTGCGACCATCTGAAATTCCGGCTGACGGGAAAGGGTGAGATGAAGCTGTTCAGCCTGGCGCGGGTGCTGGAAGGCGGAAGCGATGTATAACGCGTTCTGTAGGGGCCGATGCCCACATCGGCCCGGCAGAATGCACGTCCGAAACGAAAAACGCTGCGGCGAAATTGAAGGTTCCCAGTGGGCCGGTGTGGGCATCGGCCCCTACAACGTACGGAAGGAGGTGCAGAGGATATGGGAAGTTTAACGCTTGCATACCCGTCCATTACGGGCAGGACGGCGCAGGAGCAGCTGGAGAGTATGCGGCGGTATCTGTGCGGGATGGCGGAGCAGCTGAATCTTGCCGACTGGTCGGCACGGGCGGCGCTGACGGAGATCGCGCAGGCCATCGACGCGGACGGGCTTTCCGAGGGGGAAAAGAAGACGACGCTTTCCGGCTATGTGGCTTTAAAGTCCCTCATCATCAAGACGGCGGATTTTGCGGCGGCGAATTCGGAGGTCTGGTCGGCGAAGCTTGCGGGGAATTATGTCGCGGCGTCGGACTTCGGGACGTATCTGGAAAAGACGCAGCTGACGATCGAGGGCAATTCCGTCGGGATCAAACAGCTGTATGATTACACGGCGGGCGTGAACAACGCGTTTTCCGTGAATGCGCAGCAGTATATCAAGACGGGGCTGCTGTATTACAACGACGTGACGCCGGTGTACGGTGTGGGCGTGGGCAATATCGAGACGACCGTAACAGACGGCGGCGGAAGGATCGTCGACCGGACAAAAAACGAACTGCTGACCGTGACGCCGAAACGCATTTCCTTCTGGCAGGAGGGGATGGAGGTTGCGTATCTGTCGGAGAAGAAGCTGCATTTCCCGTCCGGAACACTGGAGGCGTACAACGCGAAGCTGACCGGGACGATCACGGCGGCGGCAGGCTCGGCCTTTGGGCCGTGGACGATTGCGGACGGGAGCATCTACCGCGTGGAAAACGTGTTCGGCAGCAGCGCGGGTATGTATTTCGGGACGGGCGGCCTCTCCGTATCAGACCGGTTTCAGGTGGACGCGAACGGATATCTGACGTGCTCCGGCGCGACGATCTCCGGCGCGATCAGGGCGACGAGCCTGAATGTGACGGGCGCAAGCATCACGGGGCTTACGGTCGATGCGGCAAACGTCACTGGCAATTTGTCTGCTTCGCGTATCAACGGCGGTATTCTGGATTTCAACAACTTTTCGGTCAATCACCTGTCGGCAAACGACATTACGACGGGGCTTTTATCGGCGGATTATATCAAGCTGGGCGGCGATATGGCGGTATACGATGCGCTGAACAGCGGTACCGTCGGCGGGTGGCTCGGCTATACGACGGGCGCTTACGGCGGCGCGGGGATCCATATGCAAAGTGGGCTTGGCGAGGTCGTGGCGACGGCGAGCGGCGCGAAGCTCTGCTACGGCGGCAATACGCTCTCCGTCACGGAGGGCGGCGCGCAGACGAACTGCCGAATGGCGGTAGGCGGCGATCTGGTCGTGAGCGGCAGTGCGGCGCCGTCTGTTGACGGCGCGGGCTCGCTCGGGTTTTCCGATTACCGGTGGTCGGTCGTGTACGCGCAGACGGGCACGATCACTACATCTGATCGGGAGAAGAAGACGGACATTTCGTATGCGCTGGAACGCTATGACGCGCTGTTTGAGAAGCTGCGTCCGGCAAGCTACCGGCTGAAAAGCGGCACGTCCGGCAGGACGCACACGGGGCTTGTCGCGCAGGATGTGGAGCAGGCGCTGCGGGAGTGCGGATTGACGGGAAAGGACTTCGCGGCCTTTGTGAAAACGCAGAGGGAAGACGGCGGCGCGGACTACGGCCTGCGCTATGAGGAACTGATCGCCCTGTGTATCCGGCAGATCCAGATGCTGCGGGAAAGAGTGAGGAAATTGGAGGAAACGGCATGAGTAAGCTTTCGAATGCGATCGGCGCGCTGCGTATGGGGCTGGTGGAGGCGATCAACGCCTCCGGGCTTCCGCCGTGCGTCGTCGGAATGGTGCTCGATCAGGTGCGCGAGCAGGTGCGGCTGCTCGAGGCGCGGGAGGACGCGGAAACAGAGGAGAAAAAGGAGGAGGACAATGGCGCTTTACAGAGTGCAGGGTAACGGAAAGGCTCCGGCAGGGCTGCAGGCGGGCGACGAGGTCGTGACGGGCGGCGGCACATACCGCATTCTTGGCGTAAATGCCGACGGCAGCTACCGCAGCTCGCTCAGCAACAAGTATCAGACGATCTATAACTATCGCGGCAGCTACGGAACGGCTCCGGCCGGTCAGACGGACACAGCGCAGGTCAGAACGCCCAGTTATACGCCGTCCGGCGCGGCAAGCGAGGCGAAGGCGGCGCTGGACCGGGTGCTGTCGGAGAAGCCCGGCAGCTATACGTCCCGGTGGGACAGCGAGCTGGACGCGCTTTATGACCAGATTGCGAACCGGAAGGCATTTTCCTACGATCTGGGTTCGGATCCGCTGTACCGGCAGTACCGTGAGCAATATCAGAGCGCGGGACGGCTGGCAATGGAGAACACAATGGGGGCGGCGGCAGCGCTCACGGGCGGCTATGGCTCAAGCTACAGCCAGCAGGCGGGGCAGCAGTCGTATAACGCGTATCTGCAGAAGCTCAACGAGGTCGTGCCGGAGCTCTACGCGCAGGCGCGCAGTCAGTATGACCGCGAGGGCTCGGCGCTTTCCGAGCGCTATGCGCTCATCAGCAGCCGTGAAAAGAGCGACTATGACCGCTACCGCGACCAGGTGTCGGATTATTACGCGGCACTGTCCGACGCGCGCGGCGCGTATCAGAGCGAGGCGCAGCGCAGCGAGAATCTGGCGCTGCAGTATGCGAAGCTGGCGAACGACAATTACTGGAATGAGCTGAACTATCGCTCCGACCGGGAGGACGCGGCGAACGCGCAGTACTGGAAGCAGCTCGCCTACGCGGACAAGCAGGCTGCGGCGGCGGAAAAGGCGGCGCAGGCCCGGCAGAAGGCGGCGCAGGCGGGCACGGCGAAGGACAAGCAGACAAAGCGCTCGTCTTCCCTTGCCAGAGGCAGAGGCGAAAAGCGCGGCAGAACGGCGCCCGGCACGGCGCGCCGCGATGAGATCAACTGAAAAGGCCGGAAGGAGGAGAACAGATGACAAAGCTTCCGGGCGCAAAGCCAAGCCCGCGCATTGCGGGCGGTGTGCTGCGCTGGTACGCGGGCGATACGTTTTCTGTGACGCTGGCGCTGGAGCTGCGCGATCAGGACGGCGATCCGGTCACGGTCGGCGCGTCCGACAGTCTGACGGTCCGCTTTTTTGACGCGTCGCACGCGCCGGTGCATACGTTTCAGTTTGACCGCGTGACAGGCGGGCAGGCAACGCTGACGTTTGACGATACGGTCAGCGCAAAATTTCCGAAGGGTGCGTATTTCTATGACATTTTGTATACGCACGGCGACAAAACAACGCTTGCGCGGGACAACCGCGCGGCAGCAGAGTGAGGTGCGGATATGCGGGTAGAGATTCCGAATACGATCACAGCAACCATTGGCGGACTGATCTCCAGAGGCGTGAAGGCGGTTGAGGTCACGGACGGGGGACGGCTCGTCTTCACGCTGACGGACGGCAGCACCGTCGATGTTGGAAGCGTCGTGGGGCCGCAGGGCGAGAAGGGCAGCACCGGCGCGCAGGGCCCGAAGGGCGATACCGGCGCGCAAGGCCCAAAAGGCGAGACGGGTGCACAGGGGCCAAAAGGCGAAACAGGCGCGCAAGGGCCAAAGGGTGAAACAGGCGCGCAGGGTGAGAAGGGCGACACCGGCGCACAGGGTCCGAAGGGCGGCACCGGCGCACAGGGCCCCAAGGGCGACCCCGGCGAACGCGGCCCGAAGGGGGAAACCGGCGCACAGGGTCCGAGGGGCGAGACTGGCGCGGGCTTTCTCGTGAAGGGGTATTATGAGACGGCCTCCGCGCTGGAAGCGTCCGTGCAGGCGCCGATGGCGGGCGACGCTTACGGCGTCGGTACGTCGGAGCCGTATGACATTTATATTTTCGACGGCGTAACAGAGAGCTGGATCAACAATGGGCCGCTTCAGGGCGCAAGGGGCGAAAAGGGAGACAAGGGCGACCCCGGCGCGGACGGTGCGCCCGGAAAGGGCGGCGCACAGGGCCCGGCGGGCGCGGACGGTACGCCGGGGCAGGATGGCACAACGTTCACGCCGTCTGTTTCTGCAGCCGGTGTTCTCAGCTGGACGAACGACGGCGGGAAGCAGAACCCGGCCAGCGTCAGCATCAGAGGCCCGGCGGGGACACCCGGGCAGGATGGGTCTGCCGGGCCGGCAGGTGCGGACGGTGCGCCGGGACAGGACGGCACGACCTTTACGCCCCATGTTTCCGCAGCCGGTGTTCTCAGCTGGACGAACGACGGCGGAAAACAGAACCCGGCCAGCGTCAGCATCAAAGGCCCGGCGGGCGCAGCAGGCAAAGACCCGGAGCCGTTTTATGTGGCCTGCACGCTGTCGGGGCAGGATGTGTACGACGAGAATGCTACACATGATAAGTCATTCGCTGAGATCCTTGCCGCCCATCAGGCAGGGCGGCCATGCCGTGCAATTTTGAAGCTGGACGGCAGTGCAGGCGATAATACCTTGCTGTTGCCGCTGGCGGAGCTGAACGCGAACGCCACTGACGGGTATGTGAAATTTGCGCTGACAGAAATGACGCAGGGCGATACGCCGGAAGAGCTGAGGGTCTGCTATGCGTGGATCCATTCGACGGACGCTGCGGAGGGCTTCTGGGGGAGCAGATATACGCTGTCCGGCGATGAGACTTTCCTGCCGGATGTGACGGCCTCCGACAACGGAAAGTTCCTGCGGGTGTCCAATGGCGCATGGGCGGCGGCGACAATCACGAACGCGAATGGAGGCAGCTTCTGATGGCAGAATTTTTGACTTTTGACACCGACCTCACGGCGGTCGCGAACGCGATCAGAGCCAAGGGAGGCACATCCGCGCAGCTGATCTATCCGTCTGGCTTCGTGTCGGCAATTCAGGCGATCCAGACCGGCATTACGCCGAAGCTGGTCGTGACCACCTCTGCCGGGGCGGCAGTCACGGCAGTGAAGGACTCCAAAACGGTCACGGGAACTGCCGGGACAGACGGAGTGTGCACGCTGGAGCTGCCGGAGGCAGGCGCGTGGAGCGTTACGTCGGCGAAAAACGGGGTGAATGCCGCGCAGAGCATCGTGATCGGCACGCAGAGCATGAAAATGCCCCTGTATCTCGACAGCTTTGCCGACAATACATGGGAAGAGATCATCGCGGTGTGCAGGACCGGGATCGCCCCGGACAGCTGGGCCGTGGGCGACAGCAAGACCATGAACATCGGCGGGACGGCCTATCAGGTCGATATCATCGGCAAGAATCATGACGAGTATGCGGACGGCTCCGGCACGGCTCCGCTGACGTTCCAGCTGCATGATTGTTACAGCGAAGCAAAGCAGATGTACAGCTCCAACCTGAGCGGTCTCGGCTGGAAGAACACCGATATGCGCCTGACCTATCTGCCTGCGATTCTGGCGCTGATGCCGGCGGAGGTGCAGAACGGCATCCACGCGGTAAACAAGAAGACATCTGAGGGGGGCAACAGCACGACGATTGAGACAGTATCGGACACGCTGTTCCTGCTCAGCGAGGTGGAGATTTTCGGGACTGCAAGTTCTTCCGTAGCCGGGGAAGGAAGCCAGTACGACTATTACAAGGCAGGCAACCCGAAGATCAAGAAGAGAGAAGGCGTTGACGAGTTCTGGTGGGAACGGTCGTCAGCCAGCGGCGGTATGTTTTGCAGAGTCAGAGCAAACGGCCAGGCGGGCGCGTCCAATGCCTCAAGCAGCCTCGGCGTAAGCTTTGCGTTCTGCTTCTGAAGGGAGGAAGCGTATGGAATATCTGAAGGTAAACGGAACGGAGTACCCTGCGCACTTCTGCGGAAAGCAGATCGACCGCGAATGGGATGGCCGCGCGTCGAAAACCGTCACGCTTGCCATGCCGTATGCACAGGCTGTGCAGCTGTTTGTGGATGGGCTGCGCTGGGGCATCGTCCGGCGTGAGGCCGGCGCAGATGACGCGGCGCAGGAGCAGGACTGCTCCGGCTACTGCGTCGCAGGCCCGATCACAGACAACCGGGACGGGACGCTCAGTATTAAAATGGGCAGCTATACGCAGCTGGAGCAGGCGCTGCGGGAGCTGGAGGAGGCGCTGGCATGACGAGACTGGAACGGGAATCGCTTGCACGGATCAGGGAGCGTCTGGCGATCTTCGACCCCGGCGCGGCGGAGAAGCTGGCGGCCCTGCTGCCGGTGCTCAGGCGCTTCGCACAGAGCTACGCGGCGCTCGGGCCGGCAGCGAAAAAGACCATCGAGGCGCTGCTGCCGGAGCTGGCGGCGCTGCTGGAGGCGGCGGAAGGAGCGATGCAATGAGCGCGGAGCAGACGGGCGCATTCTTTGCGCTTGTAAGCGTGTGCAGCGGGCTTGGTTCCGTGCTGAGTCTGCTGCTGCTTCTGGCAAAGCCGGTGCGCGAGCGGCTGTTCGGCCTCAGCGCGATCCGGGAAGGGCAGCGCTGTATGCTGCGCGCGGATATGCTGGCGGCATATTATAAGCATAGGGAAGAAAAAACCATCCGGCAGTATGAATATGAGAATTTTCTCTATGAATACAAGGCGTATAAGGCGCTGCGCGGCAATTCGTTCATCGAGCGCATTGCCCGCGAGGTCGCCGAATGGAAGATCGTGACATAGGCACAGGTACAGGAAAGGAGCTTTGGAGGTATGGAACAGTTTTTGAAGCGCATCGAAAATCTGCTGACGGTCAAGTCGATCGTGACGCTGGCGCTGACGGCGGTGTTCGCCTGTCAGGCGGTCAGGGGCGAGGTCAGCCAGGACTTTATGATGATCTATACGACGGTCATCGCGTTTTATTTCGGGACGCAGGCGCAGAAGCTGCAGAGCGGCGCGGAGACACGGCATGACGACGGCGCATCCGAGTAATTACACGAAGGGCCGCAGCGCACCCATCGAGTTTCTTGTGCTGCACTACACGGCCGGGCGCAACGACTCCGCCGCGGCGGGACTCAAATATTTTGAGTCCCCGCGCGGGGCCTCGGCCCACTATTTTGTCGACCGGAACGGCTGGCTGCAGTCGGTCAGCGACGAGGATACGGCATGGTCGGTCGGCACGGCGGGCGTTTATACGCAGAAGCACCTGCGATGCCGCAACGGCAACTCGATCTCCATCGAGATGTGCTGCCGGTATGACGCGGGGCGCTACTGGCTGGAGGACGCGGTCGTGGCGAACGCGGCGCTGCTGACAAGAAGGCTGATGCGCAAGTACGGCATTCCGATCGAAAACGTGCTGCGGCATTATGACGTGGTCAGCAAGCGGTGCCCCGCAATGTGGGTGGACGACGAGAACGCGTGGTTCGCGTTCAAACGGCAGGTCATGGAGGTGATGGAGATGACGAAGGAGGAGCTGCTTTCTCTGAAGGGAACGGGCGACCATCCGTCCGACTGGGCGCTGCAGGCGGCACAGTGGGCCAAGGAGAACGGCATTTTTACCGGCGACAGCGCGGGCAACTTCGGCTGGCAGCAGCCGGTCACGCGCGAGGCCGTGGCGAAGCTGCTGTACGAATACGATCAGGCACGCAACGTTGACAGCGGCGCGGCGGACATGGTAAAATAA